TCTTGGTGCGGATCACCGGCAGGTACAGCAGCGAATCCAGAGTCCGGCCATCAGCCGCAACACCCGAGAACGCGCGGGCATCCACGTGCGACGCCTGCTCCACATAGTTGTTCGACAGGCCGTCGCCGTGGACCATCGCCTCGATGTACGGCTGACCCGTCGACGCCGCGATCAACTGGCCCGCCGAGACTGCCCGGACCATCGCCACACCCAGGCCTTGCAGCCACGACCCGGACAGGTCAGCGGCCGCCAACTGGCGCCACAGACGCTGCATCTGGATCGTCGTCTGCAAAACCGCCCGGCGCTGCGCCGCACCGTAGGCCGTCACGATCTCGTCCTGGACCTGCGTGTCCGCAGCCACGTCAGCCAGCCAGACCGGAGTCCCCGGGCGCCGGAGCGGAAGGCGCCGGCTCCGACGGGGCGGTGGACAGCTGGTGCAGGTCCATCGCCGTCATCCGGGTCAGGGCCTCGTCCTGCATCCCCCGCATCCGGTCCCGCTGCACCGCCGAGTAGCCGAGGTCTTCCCACGCCTGCTCAGTCGGCAGAATGCCGCTGGCGTGGAGCTTCACGACCGCGTCGGCCTTCTGCGCATAGGTCGGGGTCGCCGGGTCCCGCCACACCGTCTCCAGCTTGCGGGTCCGCGGGTCGAGTTCACCGTCCCGCACCAGCAGGGCGAGCCGCATCACCCGCTCCCACGCCTCACCGAACGCCCGCTGCCGCCGTTCCGCCCGCTTCACCAGCCGGGCCTCCGACGCACGGATCGCGTCCGCGCTCGGAGGCTGGTCGGTGGCCAGGCCCAGGAACGCGGGCGGAAGACCCGTCAGGGCCGCCACCAGCCGGGCCAGAACGTTGATCGTCTCGTGAAAATTGGAGAGCTGCGCCTCGGGGAACTGGCCGAACTGGACCTTCTCGCCCTCGTTCACCCACAGGCGGCCCGCCAGCGACGACATCGCGCCGAGCGGCTGCCCGTTCTCGTCGGCGAAGTCGTCCCGGGACATGCCGGTCGCCCAGCGGCGCGGCATCGCGTGATACTCGGCGGACACCATCATGTCGGAGGCGATCTTGCAGGCCGCGTCCGAGATCGGAATCACCGACCGCAGCTCGGACGTGCCGTCCAGGTGCCGCAGACGGGGCCGGTTCGCCAGCGGGACCACCAGCACCTGGCCCAGGTTGTGTTCGTCCTGGTCGACCGCGACCCAGGCGCCCTTCTGCTGCTCGAACGTGATCCGCTTGTTCGGCAGGTAGAGCGTCGCCCACTGCACCGGCGCAGCACCCGCGGAGGGTTCGTCCCACCGCTTGACCGCCGCCGTCACCTGCCGGGTGCGCGGATCCCGCTCGGCGAACACCTCGAGCGCCGACTCGGCGGTGATGATCGGCGTGGACTCGTCGTCCTCGTTCGAACCGATGATCACATACGAGCGCTTCAGGGCCAGCGCGTCAACGTGGGCCTGCTGGCTGCCCTCGTCCATGTCGGAGGCCTGCCACACCGCCCACAGATCATCCGCCGTGGTCTCACTGTCCGCGTACCGGAAACCCTCGACATCCAGCCGCTCATCCAGCGCGTCCACGACCAACTGCGGCCAGTTGATGACCAACTGCCGCATCCGGTCCGACAGCTCCGACTGGATCTCCGGAGCCAGATACGACAGCGGCTGCGTGCCCTCGTAGTACGAGTCCATCAACCGCAGTTGCGGCAGATCATTGTCGTGGCAGTGGATCAGCCGCTTCAGCCAGGCATCCGGCTCGAGGTCGAGGGCCACAAGTCACCCCCGTCTCGTCAACGCATCACAGTCGTTTTCCGGGAAACCTTCGGGCGGGCCAGGCCGGCGGCAATCGCATCGCCTGCCGCTTCGTGGGCGAGGATGGACACGACCGCCATGTCGATCTTCTGGTGGGGTGCGGCCTTACGGAGCACGTACCGGTCCGCGGGCCGGGCCGCCTTCCGGGCGTGCCCCACATGCGAGGACGTGTCGGGGCAGTCGTCGTGCGTGAAGGAGCTGTCGGCCTTCGTCACGTCCGTCACCAGCCGCTCGCAGGCGGCATGCATCTGCACGACGCGCTGCGTGTACCAGCGCACCACCCGCTTGTCGCCGTGCCGGTCCGCCCAGCCGTCGATCTCCGTCTCCCAGTACGGCGGATCGCAGTACATGCGCACCACCTGGTAGCGGCGCATCAACTCATCCACCGCGGCGTCCACCTCGAGGCGCGGCGTCTGCCCGCCCCACTCGGACGGATCCCAGATCGTCGGCAGCTCGAGCGAGCTGTACACCGGGGTGAACTGGTAGCCGTCCAGAGTCTCGGCGCGGATGCCCGTCCAGTCGTCGAGGTCGGATCCGTCGAAGCCCAGCACGACCGCCGTGCCGTCCGGGATCTCGCGCGGCGCCTCCCGCAGATCCCACCGGTCCCGGGCCAGCCAGGTACCCGTACCGGCCGTGATCCGGTTACCGAAGAAGCGTTCGGCCTGCGCCGGGTCCACCTCGATCAGCTCGGCGGCCTCAGCCTCGATGGCGTCGAGGTCCACGTGGGTGGATCCGGCGTACACATGCCGGTGGATCTTCCGCCGGTCCGCCTTCACGTTGTACTTCAGTTCAGCCGCAGGCTTCCGGTGGAACCGGAAGATGTCCTTGACCTTCGCCTCGGAGGTGCGCTGCGCCACCGAATTCTCCGACGGGTCCCACGCGTTCGTAGTCTCCATCGTCCGGCCGCCCATACCGGCCGCACCGCGGCGCTGGGTCTCGGCGACCCGGGTCATCTTGTTGCCGACCGTCCACAACTGCGTCTCGTCCTGCAGGACGAAGGTGACCGGGTTGCCCAGCCGGGACTGCGCCGACGACGTGACCACATCGATGCGGCCGTCGTTCGGCAGCCGGATGAACTCCTCGCCGACCTTCATCAGCTCACCGAGCCGACCGTTACGGATCATGCTCTGGAGAGGCCGGTAGACGTTGTCCGTCTGCTCCTCCGAGAACGCGGTGATCTGCACCAGCGGCGTCGGCCACGGCCGCGCCATCGGCTCACCCTGCTCGTACTCGAACCCCCAGCCGCAGCCACAACCCCAGTCCCGGCAGTCGTAGGCCTCGCCACCCTGAGCCCAGCCCTGGAAGAGAACCGGCCCGACAGCCTCCGCCGCACAGATCGACGCCGTCCACGGGCCCTTCCCCGTCTTCTGCGGAGCCACCACCTGCGAACGGCGATTGTGGAACGCCGGCGCCAACTGCCCCAACGTCGCCGCAGGACGAACCCGGTAGTGATTCGCCGTGCACCACAACTGCCAGTCGTACATCTGGAACGGCTCACCCTTGCGGAAACCGTCCGGGATCACACAGTGGTGCTCGATCCAGTCGCACGCCACCCACAGGGTCGGGAAGTCGACGACGAACTCATCAGCCCCCATCGCCACGGGACACCGCAGCCATGTCGATATCGCCAGCAAAGAGGACCACTTCAATGCCGAGCCGCTCATGCAGATGCGCGTTCAGCGCCTCCACGGACTCCACGTCCACCTCACCGACGTTGCCGAACACCAGCAGGTCACCCGGCTTCACCAGGACGACATGACGAACGTCGCTCTCACTCATGCGTCATCACCCGCCGGAACGACCTTCAGCCGCGAACGGGCCGACGTGCGCGCCGGTACCACCGCGCCCGGCTTGGTCGGCACCGCAGCATCTTCCTCACGGTCGATCCGCCACCGGTTCGCACGCATCCCCGGCGTCGTCAGCCCCAGCGAATCCGCCATCTGCCGGATCAGCGTGGACAGATTCACCCGGGAGTCCATCGCCTCCGCCTCGGAGAAGCGGCGCGCGTACAGCGCCACCTCGAACTCCTGGCCGTACCGCTCCCACATGATCGCCTGCGGCTTCCGCCACAAGGCATCCCACAAGTCGGCTTCACGGATCGTCTGCTCCGGCAGCGGCCACTCGGGCGTTGCGCCCTGTCGGCCCTCCGCAGGCAGAATCGTCCACTCACCGGCATCCCGGTCACGCCGCAGCGCCGTCGGGTCAGGGGCAGGACCGGAGCGTGCTCGTGCTCCACCCGATGCCATGTTGATCTCCTTCACGTGCGCCATTGCGGCGCGTGTGCCCGGCTGGCATTGCGCACAGCCGGTCCAGACATGGCGGAACCCCCGACGATGCGGGGGCTCCGGGCCCTCGGCACGCGCCGAGGGGTGTTCACGGTGCGTTACGGATCTTGGACGATCAAGATCGCTAGGGAAGTTTTGATCTTGACGCACACCCTCTACACCTCCCCGGCGGTCCGGGCTGCGGCGCCGGCCACGGTCCCTCCCCTGGGGTCCACTCACCCAGCGTGACCGTCAGCCGTCGTCGGTCGCATCGCGTAGGGACCCGGACTCGAGGGTCTCGGCCACGCGCAGCATGCCGACGCGCTCGATCCAGCCGACGCCCTGGTGGGTGAGGCTGAGCCTGGTCTCTCCGTCGCTCTGCACGACCTTGAGGAGGACCATGGCGCCGGCCACGAGTTCGTCGGGCTCGAGGGTGGCCTCGATGCCGAGGCTGTCGAGTGCGTCGCCGATCGGACGTGTTGCCGACCCTGCGTTGTCGTCCCATCCGCTCACGCGTTCCAACCTCCGGGCTGCGCTGTTGCTGTCTCGCTGCTGTGGCACGGGCCGCACAGGCCACGGCCGTTGGCCGGGTCGTCGGGGTCCTTGCCTTGGGCCTCGAGGTCGCGCCGACTGAGTGGCCAGTGGTCTGCGTGTACGGATCGCTGCCCGCACGGTGAGCCGTGACCGTGGCCTTGCTCGGAGCAGACGCAGGTCGGGTTGCGGGCCAGCACACCGGGGCGGAACCGCTGCTCGTGCTGCTTACCGTAGCCGCGCTGCCTGGCTGTGCCGCGCCGCTGCTCGGCCTCGCTGCGGTGGTCGGGGCAGCGACCGCCTTGTGAGAATTCAGGGCATCCGGGGACGGAGCAGATGCGCCAGCCGGTTCGTCTGGGCATGGCGGCCTCCGCTCTGCGCATTCCACTACCGTGCACGATCTTGTCGTTGTCGTGTACGGAGCGGGGTGGTGCTGTCATCATTCGGCGCATGTCTGATGTAGCCGATGCGCCTGTCTCGCCCGTATTGCCTGGGGATCCGCCTGCTGTGCCCGGGCGTTGGCCGCGCCCGCTGGTGACTGGGCTTGCTGGCCTGGTGGTTGGGGCGGGTGCTGTGGGTCTGGTGTGGGGGTTGTCCGGGAGCAGCGGGTCGGGTGCGCCGGCGTCGTTCACGTTGCGTGGGGCGATGGCGTTGACGGGTGACAACGTGCCGTCGGGTGATACGAGCGAGGACTGCACCGGGTACGAGGGGTACGACGACATCGCGAAGGGCGCGAGTGTGACGGTGTACGACTCGGCGGGGAAGGTCGTGGCGACCGGGGCGCTGGGTACGGGCAAGCCGCACTCGGCTGCGTGTGTGTTCCCGGTGTCGGTGGCTGGTGTGCCGGAGGGCTCGAAGTTCTATCAGGTGGAGGTCTCACACCGGGGGAAGATCACGGTGTCGTCGGCGGAGGCGAAGGCCGGGACGTTCGCTGCGTCGCTGGGGTAAGTCAGCACGGGCTGCCCGTGTAGTGGCGAGCTTGACCAGCGCCACGATGGACGTTGCCGCCTTGCGCCGGTTCCTTCATGAGCCGCTCGATGGCGGCCAGCTCGCGTTCCCTCAGGTCGATGAGTTCGTGGACCTTTGCGATCCAGGTCGGGTCGGCTTGGTCAGCGATCAGCCGCTGCTGCTTTTCCTTGACCCATTGGAGTCGCTGGCGGGCTCGTTCACGCTCTGCCTCGGCGCGTTCCTTGACCTGGGTGGCCTTGCGCTTCTCGACCACAGCCTCGGCTCCCGCGATCTTCCGCGCGCGACGGAGGATCATTTTGAGGATTGAGTCGCTTGAGATCGAGGGACTGACGGAGACCTCTTCTTGCGCTGGGTCGTCAGGGTGGACGTAGCAGTGGTGTCCTTGTGCGTTGGTCCATACGTGGTCGAAGCCGAGGTTTGTCAGGGCCTTGATGAGATCTTTGGAATGCCGCTTCATCTGTTCGCCTCCAGGAATGGCGGAAGCCCCAGCGCCTGGAACGCTGGGGCTTCCTTCCTGCGGTGATCAAGCCGCAGGCGTATGGGGTTGGGGTTGCTCGGCTGCGTGTCAGCTGGCGCTGAGATAGCCGGCCAGGCGGACGATGTTCTCGGATCCGGGCGGGTCGAAGGACACGTAGACCTGGTAGTCGCCGACGGTGAGCGTGAGCGCCCCGCCGTCGGGTCCGATGAGGAGTCTGGCTTCGGTGCCGTTGGCCCAGTCGCCTGTCTTCCAGTCGCCTGGCGCCGGGTTGCTGCGGCTGGAGACGGGCAGGATGGCGAGCTTGGGCGGGGTACCGGTGATGTCGACTCCGGCTGGCACGGTCACGGGGACGTGGACGTACTCGGTCGAGGTGGCGGGGATCAGCACGGTGCGCTCACCTCCCAGTCGGTGGC